GTTACCCAAGTTTCTCACGCCTTTTCACCAGGTAAGTTTGAAACGACTTGGCAATTGTGCTATTACGACGGGTACGGTAGAATGATTAGCAACAACGACATCGAAAGTCAGTTGAAATCTATTGGGGCAAGCTTAAAACAAGCTGAAACAAAATAAATCGCGCCGAAATCTACTCCTCCAAAACGCAAGCGCTGACAGAAATTAATACAAAGGCGCAGTGTCTGTATTATTGTCTAAACGTGGAAACCTTCTGTATATCGTCGACGATTCTCGGTTCAGAGAAACATATGGTCGTTTCTCAAGACGGTTTTATAATCTTGTCGAAGGCCCCAGCGGATCTTTGGTTCTTGAACGGTATTCTAGATCCATATAAGCCATTATGCCTTGATACGTTATTAAAATTAAAGAATGTAGACGTACCCACGAGACCAGCAGACAAATGGATAAAGTCGATGTCGCTATTGACTTCGGGTTCTGTGCAGATTCCTTGGTCACAGTCGATGCCTTCCGTCGCCTACAAGTCTTTCATAAAGAGCCTCGTAAAATCCATCGCTGAAACCATCGACGAGTTACCAAAGGATTATTATAAGAGCACCTGGTGTCCTGGTGGTCAGTTATTGTGTAGTTTAAAAGCAGCGAAGGTCGACCCGAAACTATATCGCGAGATTAGCGCGGAGATCGAAAGAGATTCGGGCGCTTTCGAAACTTTTCGACCAGGTCCTGGTGGCTTTTTATCGTCAGTGGTTTACGATCGATTTGCTACACGAACAGGTAGGTTGACTGTCGAAAGTGGACCAAATATTTTGACTCTTAAGAAAGAGTATCGACAAATACTGAAGTCGACTTTTACAAAAGGCGCAATTTGTTCTTTGGACTTTGGAGCTCTAGAAGCACGAATTATTCTTGCCGAAAATGGAAAGATTTCGACAGCTCCTGACCTATATGGTTCCTTAGCGACTGAATTATTTGGTGGTTCTATAGACAGAGAAGCCGTCAAAGTTGCGGTTATTAGTGAATTATATGGCGCGTCGAAAGCAGCTCTCGGTGCTCGCTTAGGCATTGGTAGTCACAAGTTAGATGAATTTGTAACAAAAGTGAGGACTTATTTCGGTACAGCTGAGCTACGCAAGCGTCTAAAGGAAGAATTCATCAAGACAGGTAAAATTAAGAATAAACATGGTAGATTCCTGGACCTCGACGACCCTCAAGACCACTTGTTCGTTAATACCTACTCACAAAGCACGGGTGTCGATGTTTCGTTGTTGGGCTTTAAGTCTGTCGTCGATAGACTTGGAACCGACGGAGTAAGACCATTGTTCGTCCTTCACGACGCGCTAATCCTTGATGTCAGAGAAGATAGACTAAGAGACGTCGAGGCGATACGATCCGTTCCGGTGTCGGGATATACTGCTGAATTTCCGCTTAAGTTTGAAAGTCTTTGATAATGTCGGCGATCTATAGTGACTTTGACCGCGGTAAGACATTCGATTCAGTTAGTTAATTTTGGACACGATCCGCCAGACGGCGGTATTGTTCTCTCAAACGAGTTATGCGTCGTGCTCGAACTACAGGCTCCTGAAACATCGATTTGGGGGGAGAGTAAAAATTTTAGGTAATCGAGGTAACATTGGTTGGGTCGACGATGGCTTGTTTTTGTCGTTGCAAAATTTTGTTAAATTTTTTGAAAATTCGCATACAAAAATGTTAATATTTTTATGTGCACAATAGAGTCGTGGCGTAATATTGTGGCCCTATGACTTTGAATCCAGAAGATATTGCCGCTAACTTTGACAAGTTTCGTTCTCTTTGTGAAAAACTAGGTGATCGTTCTTCAGCTGCCCTTATGATGGTAGACCATCTTGGAGAGCGACTTGCTCTGTGTCCTGCTTCAAGCCGCAAAGAGTATCACCAAGCTTTTCCTGGTGGATTAGTCGACCATTCTTTACGCGTCCTTTCCAACGCGATGAAACTCTGCAAGGCATTTGGCTGGGAAATTCCAAAGGATTCGCTGATCATCGGGTGTCTCTTCCACGATATTGGTAAAGCAGGCAATCACGAACAGGACTACTATTTGCTACAGGATTCTGACTGGCATCGCGAAAAGCTTGGTGAGATGTACAAGTACAATCGTGACATGCAGTATATGACTGTCCCAGATCGCGGCGTCTGGCTATGCCAACACTTCGGCTTGAAGTTGTCGCAGGACGAATGGTTGGCGATCAAGCTCAACGACGGGCAATATGCCGATGAAAATGCTCCTTACAAGATGAAGGAGCCAAAGTTGGTCGACATCGTCCACACGGCCGACCTCATTTCTACGAAACAAGAAAAGGAATGACGCCATACTTAATCCTATGAGCATTTTGCTGCGTAGGTACATCAGGCAGATTTTATTGGAAGCCGACGTCAATCCGGCTGTCGCCAATCAATTACCTGGTACACCAAAGCCTGGCGAAAAAGAAAAAGACGAAGAGGATAAGGATGAGGTCGAGGAATTGGGCGAGTTCAGTGGTGCAGGAGCGATCGCTGGTTTCGCAGCGCCGCTTGGATATACTGGTAAAGATGTTGAAGGTCCAGGTGCTAAGGGCGAACGCAGGAAGCGTAAGAAACTAGGTTGGTGCTGAAAAGAAACCTTGAACAGTCGAAAAGTTTTGTGGTAGGGTAGAAATACCTGCACGGTGCAGGGTTATATTCCTGCCACAGGTTAGGAATAGGAAACGGAAAAGGATAAGGAAAATATTATGGCAATTGATTTAGAAGCAATTAAGCGTCGTGTTGCAGAGCTTTCGGGTGTAAAGAAGACGTCGTCTGTTCAGTTGTGGAAGCCGAGTCTTGGCGAGCACAAGATTCGATGTCTACCATGGAAGAACGCGCCAGATGGGCAACCCTTTATGGAGAGATGGTTCTATTACATCGGTGATAATGCTGGTATCTTGGCTCCCAATCAATTTAGCAAGCCTGATCCAATCAATGAGTTGATTCGTAAGCTATATAGCAGTGGTAAGCCTGACGATAGGGTTTTAGCCAAGAAGTTACAACCAAAGATGCGATGCTACGCCCCTGTTATCGTTCGAGGAGAAGAGGATAAGGGCGTTCAAATTTGGGGTTTTGGTAAATTGGTTTATCAGCGCATGCTTGGATTCTTCCTCGATGAGGAGGTCGGTGATATTCTCTCGCCAACGGAAGGCTTCGATCTAAAGGTGTCACTTACGAAGCAACCAGGCAAGCAGTTTAACGATACGACGGTCGATCCAGCTCGTCGTCCAACGAAGCTACACGAGGATTCGAAGGTCGCCGAACAATGGCTTAATTCGATTCCAAATATCGACGACATGTATCGTTTAAAGTCGACGCAAGAGATTGAGACTGTTCTCAACAATTGGTTGAACGGTGGCATGTCGGAGGAGATGGCGACGTCTCCAACAACCCGAGGTCCAGCTCCAACAGATGCGCTTGATGACTTGGTCGCTGAGGTTAAGGCTTCAGCACCAGAGAAGAAGAAGGTAAAGAAGACCGATGATGAGGTGCCTGTAAAGAAGCAATCGCTCGATGACGCTTTTGCTGACTTAATGGGCGACGATGACTGACGACATGGTCTGTTGATCAAACGCCGGAAATCAAATAGGTTTCCGGCGTTTGTACTATTAACGCTCGATGGGGATAATAACAGTTATGGCAAAATCTAAATCCGAAGACAACCAAATTAAGAAGAACAATAACGAAGTTGATAGCATGATGAAAGACCTTATTTCGTCGATCAACAAGGAGTTTGGAACTCGCATCGCCTTTAATCTATCGGAAATGGATGCTCCAACTGTTGTGAAACGCTGGATCGACACAGGTTCGATTCAACTAAATTATGCGATTAAAAACGCTTTTGGTGGTGGTTATCCCGAAGGTCGAATCGTCGAAATTTCTGGATTGCCTTCTTCGGGCAAGTCTCACTTGGCTTATCACGCAGCGGCCGTCGCACAAAAGATGGGCGGATTGGTCGTGTATATCGATACAGAAAACGCGACTCCGGTACAGAAGCTAGCCGACATGGGCATCGATGTTCGTAAACGATTTGTTTATTGCGATTCGCACTGTACCGAAGAGGTTTTTTCTATCATTGAATCGACGATTCTAAAGGCGAAACAAATCATCGATAAGAACGTCCCTATCTTGGTCATTTGGGATTCCGTCGCAGCAACATCTCCAAAGGCCGAGCTCGACGGTGAATACGAGCAAAATTCTATTGGTCTTCAGGCTCGCGCTATCTCTAAGGGCATGCGTAAGATCACTGGTGTCATTGGTCAGAATAATGTAACGCTGTTGTGCCTTAATCAGATTAGAGATAATATCGGTTGTGTCTCTCCTGAGACTAAGCTAACTGTGAGAAAAAGGCAGTAATACTCAAACTTGGTTGATGGAGTTGTGCGACTTCAAAAGTTGAATTTGAAGTGCTTTCTTGGATAAAAGAAGAAAATTATCAAATTGAAACTCAATTCCATTTAGGAAATTTTTTGTTTGATGGTCACATCAAAAATTCAAATATCTTGATTGAAGTTAATGGAGATTATTGGCATTGCAATCCAAAAGTTTACAAGAGCGGTCCAATTAATCAAATTCAAAAATCTCACATAAAAAGAGATTTTGCGAAAAAAGCATTCGCTGCAAAACAAGGCTATTATTTGGTAACGCCGTGGTAAAAAGACATAAAAGACAATCTACAAAAAACAAAAGAGTGGCTCTTGAATAAGATTAAATCAAACTTGGTTGAGATAAAAAATGATTGAAACGCAAACAACAATTAAAGAATTATTTGCTTCACTTGGTTATGATTATTTGACTATGGATGTCAATAAGTCTATTGACGTTTCTCATTTGGGATATGAAGTAAAAACCTCAAAAAAAGGTGAGCTCGCTTGGTCTTTAGTAAAAAGCATTATTCGAAAAGAAAGCACAGATGCTTATTACGTACCACAATTTGACCTAAGTGTAAGTCCTCTTCATTTGTTTTTTGCAAAAGTTGATGGATCCGAACCTCGCTGGATAGAGGCCACGGCATTAATCGATTGTAACAATGTTGAATTGTATCACGAATTAGACGGATGGGTTCCCTGCCAGGTTATCTGGCAGCAAAATAGAAAAATTGATATTTTAGACATCGAAGTTGAGGAAACAAATTCATATTTTTCTAATGGCATTCTTTCTCATAACACGATGCACGGCGATCCATTGACTACGCCAGGTGGCCGAGCGATTCCCTTCCATTCTTCCGTACGTATTCGACTTGGAAGTGGAAATCAAGTCAAGGACAAGAATGGCATGCCGATTGGCATTCACACTACTGTAACGATCAAGAAGAATAAAGTGGCTCCACCATTTAGAAAGTGTGAGTTTGACATCATCTTTGGTAAGGGAATCGTCGAAGATGAATATCTTTTCGATGAGTGTCGAGCTCATTGCAAGGAGAATGGTCCTGTCAAGCGTAAGGGGCACGCGATTAATATTTCAGGCGAAGGCGCTTGGAAGGAACTTAGCGTTGTGAATGAAAAGACGGGTGAGATTGTGGTAGAAAAGAAGTTCTATAAGAGCGACTTTGGTGCCTTGATGAAGGACGATGTCCATGGTCCTTTTATTATGGAAGTAATTGATTCTTCTTTAACGATTATAGCTGGCCACGCAGCCGATCCGACAGAAGTTGACGATAACGTTGTCGATGATGGAGGAACAGATGAGTGAACGCGCGACAAATCCAATTTGGGTAAAAATCTTAACCGATGATGCTTCACAGATTCCAGTTTATCAGACCTCTGGGTCTGCCGCTTGTGACTTAAAGTCGACCGATGAGCTGGTTATTCCTCCAGGATCACGCGTGACTGTTGGAACTGGAATCAAGCTGGAGATTCCCAATGGATTCGGTGCGATGGTTTGCTCTAGGTCGGGACTCGCGGCAAAGAATGGTATCCAGGTATTAAATGCACCAGGGCTGTGTGACAACGACTACGGGGGCGAGATAAAGGTAATTCTGCACAACTCAGGTCAATCTGAATTTATTGTTAAAAAAGGTGATAGGATTGCACAACTGTTATTTTTCCCAATTTTTCAAGCTATCTTTCAAAAGGCAGAACTGATTGATAATACTGCACGTGGTGAAGGTGGGTTTGGAAGTACTGGTGTTTGATGACTGATAGACCAATACTCATCCTCGACGGCGCAAATCTTTTCATCAGGTCGTGGGCCGCTTACCCAACAATGTCCGCCCATGGTTATCAAATGGGCGGATGTATGGGGTTTATGAAGACGCTCGGAAGAATCTTGATGGAGATTCAACCCAAGGCTGTCTATGTAGCCTGGGAAGGTGGCGGTTCAAAACGTCGTCGCCGTTTATTTCCTGAATATAAGATGGGTCGTAAGGCCCAAAAATTAAATCGTTTCTACGGCGACGATATCCCTGAGTCGGAAGAGAATAGAAAACATCAATTGATTTCGCTGTTAGGAATGCTTAAGTTCACGCCAGCTTGCCAGATTTATGTTTCTGATTGTGAAGGCGATGACATCGTCGCCTTTTTGTGTAAAGGACCATTTAGACAAGAAAATAAGATCATCGTTTCGTCCGACAAAGACATGTATCAATTGTTAGACGAAAAGACGAAGATTTATTCACTACACAAGAAGATCGTCCTTACTGCGGAGGATATTTTTGAAGAATATCGAATTAAGACTCACAACTTTGCGATTGCTAAAGCTTTGTGCGGTGATGTTGGCGACAATGTACCTGGAATAAAAGGCATTGGGTTTAAGACTGCGGCTACGAAATTTCCGATGCTTGGTAACGATTCCGAAATTCTTTTACAAGAGGTCATTGATTTTTGTCACTCGCATTCTTCCGAGTCGACTATTTATCGCCGCGTTTTGGAGAGTGAACATGACCTTAAGAGAAATTGGCGACTCGTTCATTTGGATGGTAGCATGTTATCGGTAGATCAAATTTCGCGTGTACAGCACGTCATCGATACATTCGCCCCTCGTGTCGATAGGATTGGCCTTATAAAGGCTCTGGTTAAAGAAGGCGTTAATGACTTTGACATCGACGCATTCATTTATGCTTTTAGGTGCGTAAATGGACTTGGATCTTCAAATAACTAAGAGAACACAATGTTAGACAACGAAAACAAGACGACCAAAGTTACTTTCGGTACGTACGGTAAATCATTCCAAGAAAAAATTGGACAAGCGTTATTGACGGATCCACGATGGGCCGAGCAGATGATGGAGGTTTTTGATTCTTCTTATTTCGAATTGAAATATCTACAATTTCTTGCCGACAGATACTTTGCCTATTCTAAAAAATACAAAGTATTTCCAACTCTACAACTTCTCGTAACGATTATTCGAGAAGACCTTAAGGTCGGTACTGACACTATCCTTCGCGACCAAATTATTGAATACCTTCAACGGATGAAGGCGAACCCAGATCCAGGCGATCTACAATTTGTTAAGGACAAGTCGCTTGATTTTTGTCGTAAGCAAGCCCTCAAGGCAGCGCTTGAAGATGCAGTCGATCAAATGCAAGCCGAAAAGTACGAATCGATTGTCGACTCTATTCGAAAGGCTGTTTTAGTTGGAACAGCGCCAGCGCTTGGTCACGACTTCTTTGCAGATTATGAAGCTCGTTTTACTAGGCTTCAACGAAATTGTGTTGCGACAGGTCTGGATGATATTGATCGTAAAGAGATTCTAAATGGAGGCCTCGGCGCCGGCGAAATTGGGGTTATCGTTGCGGCTACAGGCGTCGGCAAGTCTCACTTCCTTACGATGCTCGGCGCAAATGCCTTGAAACAAGGTAAGAATGTTTTGCATTATACGTTTGAGCTATCAGAAACGGCAGTTGGTGTTAGGTACGATTCTAATCTTTGCGACATGGAATCGAATCAAGTCATCGATAGAAAAGAAGAAGTGCTCGAGAAATACAAGGACATGAAACTTGGTAGACTCATTATCAAAGAATTTCCTACAAACACTGCTTCGATCTATACAGTTCGGTCACACATCGAACGTTTGGACGTTAAGGGGTTTAGACCAGATCTAATTGTTATCGACTACGCCGACATTATGCGTTCGACCAGACAATACGATTCTTTGCGCCACGAATTAAAGCTAATCTATGAAGAGTTGAGAGGATTTGCATCCGAAAAGGGCATTCCAGTCTGGACGGCTTCCCAATCAAATAAAGAAGGTTCTAACAGCGACGTCGTCGATCTTAGCAACATGTCGGAGGCTTATGGAAAGGCAATGGTCGCAGACGTAGTCCTATCTATCTCGAGAAAGTCCCATGAAAAGGTAACAGGTTGGGGACGACTATTCGTAGCAAAGAATCGAGCAGGTAGAGATGGTTTGGTTTTCCAAATCAAGATAGATACTGCTCGTAGTAAATTTGAAATTGCCGGACAGGCAGGCAACATGGAAGAAACGAAATTAGACGACGAAGCGGCACAAAAACAAGCCCTGCGCGCTAAATGGCGAGAACTAAAAAATGATTTTTCAACCTCGCGAAAAGAACATCACGAAGAATCGACAAACTCAATAACAGTTGCGTGACATTGAGTTATAGTTATTTAACTAATCGTTAAGCTTGGAGAAACAAATGGATACATTTACGTATGAAGAAGCCTATCAAGCTTCTTTAAAATATTTTAAAGGTGATGAATTGGCAGCTTCTGTGTTTGTTTCAAAATATGCACTTAGGACTCCAAAGGGAGACTTGTTGGAACTTACTCCTTCTGACATGCATCGTCGCCTTGCCCGCGAATTTGCTAGAGTTGAGGCCAAGTATCCTAATCCTCTTTCTGAAAAAGAGATCTTTTGTTTGCTAGCAGATGTTGAGCATATCGATATCTCGCAGAGAGCCTTGATGTCGCTTGAAGAGCTTGCAAAGGAATCTAGAGGATTAGGTCCAGTCGTTCCCCAAGGTTCTCCTATGTCTGCGATTGGTAACGATTTTCAGTATCAGTCGCTGTCAAACTGCTTCGTTATTCAGTCGCCTTATGATTCCTATGCAGGTATTCTTAAGGCCGACCAAGAACAAGCTCAGATCATGAAGCGTCGTGGCGGAGTTGGTTTCGATATCTCTACGATTCGTCCAAAGGGTATCGTCACAGCCAACGCAGCTCGTACTACCGACGGTATCGGCGTATTCATGGAGAGGTTTTCTAATACCTGTCGCGAGGTCGCGCAAGGCGGCCGGCGTGGTGCACTGATGTTGACCATCGATGTTCACCATCCAGAGATCCGTACCTTCGTCAATATCAAGCGTGACCTTAAGAAGGTTACCGGAGCAAACATCTCCATTCGTCTCACTGATGAGT